CATTACCTGAGGGTGAAATATTTACTGATCTACAAATTTCTTCATGAAGAATATGAATAAATCCATTTAAAAATTCAGAAACATCATTTTGATTATAAACTTGAAAATTTATGTTTTCTTCATTACACCTTTTAATAAATGTCAAAATAAAAGGTTTTGTAACGATTACTGAATGATCATTTTCATACCACATTTCTTTATATAATTGTATCCATTGCTTTAATAATGTATATTCTTTTTTTGTTGATCTTTTTATATTATCTATAAAGCTTGATGCCTTAGGATTTAATTCTTCTAAATGAATTAAACATTGAAGGGCAGAATTCATATAACATGTATTACCAATATTAATAAAACCCTTATTACCTTTATTATCTTCCATTTAAATATAATTTATTAAATTTCTTTAAATTTTATTCATATTATTATTTAAAAATAAAATATTTGTTATTTATAAATGTCTGATTCTCAAACTCTTGATTTAACGAATGTTGCAGAACCTGTTGTATCAGAAGTTGTTGATGATGTTGAAAATGTTGAAAATGTTGAAAATGTTGATGATGTTGAAAATGTTGAAAATGTTGATGATGTGCCAGATAATGAAGTACCTGTGGAAGAAGCTGCTGAGGAACCAGTTGTATCAGAAGAAGCTGCTGAGGAACCAGTTGTATTAGAAGAAGCTGCTGAGGAACCAGTTGTATTAGAAGAAGCTGCTGAGGAACCAGTTGTATTAGAAGTAGTAGAAGAACCTGTTGTGAGTTCTCCAGAACCATCTGCTCCTGTGGAACAGGTTGTTAGTGATATTCGTGATATTCTTGCGGATGTTCCTGCACCAACATTAAATGAGGAAGCGACATTAGAATCTTCTGATAGTTATGAACTAACAGACGACTTAAAACAAAGAATTGCTGAATTAGATTATTTACGTGAATTATGTGGAAAATGGTCTAATGGTGAAATTGTAAAAAAACAATTTTTACCTTTATGGGATAATAAGTCAATTACAACAAATTCAGATGTAAATTATGAAGATACATTAGTTCAACTTGAAAAAATGCCTGAATTAATTAAATTATGGAATTCAAAAGCAATTAATTTTAAAACAAATAATTATTTTAAAAATATTGAAACTTATAATTTAGAAAAATCTTTATTTTCTGAAAATCAAAGTGAAGAACAAAAAGTAAAAGTCTTAGAACAATTAGTTACTTTATTAACTGATTGTGTTAATAAGAAATATAAGAAGAATAAAAAAGATTTTTATAATTTTATTGATAATTTATATTAATTAATTTTAAATATTTTTTATTTTAATTTTAGTTTATTTAACTTGATTAGTTACTGTAAGCTAAACCACCCATACCAGACATAATTCTTAAAACATTATAGTTAACAGCAAATACAGTTAATTTTAATGTATTGTCCCCACCGTCAACTACTTTCTGATCGGTACTTGTGACATCAAATATAGTTAAACTAGACCCTACTAATTGGGCATTATCAATTCTTGAGAAATTACAAGTTCCAGATGGTTGGTGTTCTTCTGGTTTAAGAGAAAATGAATAGACGGCGATTCCGTCCCCCCCCATACTCGTCGCTGTATCAGACGCTGCTGGAGGATGGTCATCTCCCTGACCAACTGTTGGTACGGAACCATATCCTGTATGATGTTGCCAAACTTGAGTTCTTGTGAAATATTTTGAATCCCTAGCGGAAAAACGATCATGTCCATTGAGTTTTAATTTCCAATTTCCCCCCATTGTGTCTACTGATACGGGTGAAGCAGTTGCATCTGTCAGTGATGCCTCTGCTCCTTTATCGACATTAAGACCATATCTTCCATCAAGACCAGAATTTTGTGAAACCCAAATTAATTCTTTAACTGGATGATTGAAGTTTAGTTCTATTGAATGACTCTGAGTAGTAATTGTATGTTCTGATCTCTGTAATTGTTCAATTAAATATTCGTGTGAAACTTGGGCAAATCTACGACGTTCATCGGTGTCAAGGTATATATAATCACACCATAAATCAAAATTTTTGCTAGTAACAACAGACCCGCCACCTAAACCTGTTATAGGACTTTCAAAGTTTAAGGTTTCATCAGCTCTTAATATATTATTAATACTTTCAAAAGTCATCTTAATTTTGACTTCATGATATTGTAATGCTATTAGTGGTAAAGATAAACCCGGATTACGATTAAACCAGAAATATAAAGGTAGAAATATTTTATTAACTGTTAAAATTGCTGGGTCAAACGTGTCATGGTTACCATCGTATGTAAAACCATTAACTGAGTGACCAACACCATCAGCACCAGAAAAATCATTTTCTGAACCCAAAGAAGAATCATCTGTATTGAGTCCATATCCATTACCAGTCATTAATTGATATATTGTTCCATTTCCTGATACAGGTTGGGACGATCCACCACCGATGAGAGGAATAATACTCGCACCAAAATGACCACTCGGATTAACTTCAGTTAAATCAGACCAAACACGATTCCACATAGAATAATGTTTATCAATACGTTGACCACCTATTTCAATTTCACATTCTTTAATAAGACTGTGACCATAATGTTCGCATGTTCCTAAATTGTTATTAGCATCTGAGGTTCCATGAGTAAATAAAGCATCATGTTCCAAATACATTCTATGAATTAAATCACCATTTCTTGAGATAGTTGCAGAAACAGTATTTCCGAAATCAGTAGTGCCATCGAATACTTGTTGAATAGCCTCCATCGAAAAGTTAGTATGTCTTCTATACACGACTTTAAAGAAAGTAATTTGCGGATTACCCGTAAGGTAGATGTCCTGAGCGCCATAAGCTACTAATTGCATTAATCCTCCTCCCATATTATTATTATTAACTTAGAAAAAAATTTTAAAGATCTTAAACAAATTTATTAATTTATTTTTCTTAAAAAAATCTTAGATTATTTTGATTAATTGATTTATTAATTTATTTTTATTAAAAAAATCTTAGATTATTTTGATTAATTGATTTATATATTTATTTAGTTCGAGTAGGCGAGACCACCCATACCGGACATGATACGGAGAACATTGTAGTTGACGGCGAAAATGATATCGGCATTTTGCCCACTTGTAGAGACTAATTGAGCATTGTCAATGCGTGAGAAGTTACAGGTTCCTGAAGGTTGATGTTCTTCTGGTTTAAGGGCGAAAGAATAAACAGCTATTGAATCATTAAATGCACCGTCTATTATCCCTTGCGTGTCTAATCCTCCACTCCCAGAATGGTGTTGCCATACTTGAACTCTAGTAAAATATCTAAAATCACGGGCAGCGAAACGATCGTGTCCGTTAAGTTTGAGTTGAAAATTACCAGTACCGACAGCGGTACTTACCGTGCCAGAACCTTTGGTGCCATTACCTACTAAAGATTTCTTTGTGGTCCATATAAGTTCTTTAACAGGATGATTAAAGTTTAAGTTATTTGACCCCGCCCCCACCGTCAACGATTGTTCTTGAACTTGTTCAATAAGATATTCATGGGAAACTTGAGCGAATCTACGTCTTTCGTCAGTATCGAGGTAAATATAATCGCACCATAATTTATTAGTTGCTGTGAACCCATCCTCGGCCCATACAGGTCCAATAAAATGATTTAAAATAACTTTAACTTCATGATATTGAAGGGCAATTAGTGGCAAAGCAAGACCCGGATTGCGACAAAACCAAAATTGTAAAGGAATCCAAAATTTGCCATCATGTCCATCGGTGGTAGAATTTACGCCACCCATAGCACTCATTTTTTGGAATGAAGTGCCACCCGTTAGAGGACCCGTCATTATAGCACCTGTCGGATTTGGTTCAGTTAATTCCGCCCAACATTCCATCCAAAGTCCGGAATGTTTATCAATTTTCTGTCCCCCAATTTCAAGTTCAACATTATCAATAAATGTTGCTCCAGGGTTATCTACATCCATATCATTTTGACCATTTACTTCGAAATACATACGATAAACTAAATCGCCATTTCTTGAAATAGTAGCTGTACAACGACCAGTGGTGTCTTCCGAAGAAGCGTCCGAAATCCCATCCCATGTCTGCTGAATAGATTCCATCGAGAAGTTAGTGTGTCTTCTATACACGACTTTAAAGAAAGTAATTTGCGGATTACCCGTAAGGTAGATGTCCTGAG